TTCAGAAACATACACCCGTGAGCTACCGAAAACACGCGCACGGATAATGGCTGAGGAAATCGCGGCGGCACAGATAAGCAACAAGAAAGACCTTGTTGACATTATTGAGCAAACGATAAACACACATATGAAAGAATTAAAGTGGGAAGAATGAATATATTTGAAAAAGCAGTCAATAAGTATGGCGCAGAAAATCAGGTGCGCAAAGCAGTCGAGGAACTGACCGAACTGTCCGTCGCGTTGCTTCACTCACTCGATGGACGAGGAGACACGGAGAACATACGCGAGGAAATGGCAGACGTTGAAATAATGCTTGAACAGCTTCATGTCATATTCGGGTATGGGGACTATCGTCTAATCAAAGAGTGCAAGCTGATGGAGAGGATGAACGGATGACCATACTATCCGTAACCGAGCCGGACGAAATAACCTGTCCACTCTGCGAAGCACGGCACAAGAAAGAAGCGTACATCATCGCTTACACAAGGACGCTTGACGGGCGGTTGCTGAAAAGCATGATATGCCCGGTATGTCACATATCACGCGGGTACGTTGTGGAGAATGAGGGGGAATGAAAGGCGCTTGCCAACACGCATAAATCATGATATACTTAGGGCATGAGCCTTGAACCTTCGCTCATATCATTCTTTCCTCCGCTCCCGGTGTCTTACCCCTTGGCGCCGGGGGCCCCTTTTTACAAGGGGCGGGGGAAAGTATTTGTCAACTTTCAATACAATTTTGACAGAATGGTAAAAGCTGCAAGAGACAAGCTGGCTGGTTAAGAAACGAAAGAGGAGGGTCAGAAATGCAAGATAAAAAAACGACAGCAAAGAAACCCTCGACGAGAAAACAACCTGCCGGTAAAGCTACCACGAAGGCAAAGACTGCAACCAAGAAACCTGAAGAAAAACGAAAAGGCGGAAGACCAAGAATACACCCAGCTCCAAAACCCAGGCCGAAAGAAGCAAAAGAGCTTGGTCGTCCGACAGACTACCGTGAAGAATACAACGAACAGGCTTATAAACTTTGTTTACTCGGCATGGTAGACAAGGAACTCGCAAAGTTCTTTGGTGTTTCCGAGAAAACTCTTAATACCTGGAAAAGCGAGTTTCCCGAATTTCTTCAGTCCATGGCAGCGGGTAAAGAAATTGCGAACGCCGAAGTTGCTCACTCGCTTTATAAGCGCGCCGTAGGCTTTGAGCGACCTGACGCGGTCAAGATATTTATGCCGGCGAACGCAAAAAAACCGGTTTACGCGAAGTTCACCGAGTACTATCCGCCGGACGCGTCTGCTGCATTCCGGTTCTTGCTTAATCGTGAGCCGGAGAAGTGGCGGGACAAACGAGAAGTGAAACTCGAAGGTATGCCACAGATCGGTGTTTTACTTGATCTACCTGAAGACGAGGGAAGTGATGATGAAAACAAAGAGTGAAGCTCAGTCCCGTCATTCAACGCGCCCGAACATGCGGCTTATGCGTCTTTCCCGTCCACAATCCATAGTTTTCGCAAATAAAGCCCGTTTCAAAGTTCTCAACGCCGGCCGTCGATTCGGAAAGACCTTTCTTGCGATCGTTATGCTCTTCATCTGGGCCAATCAGCATGCAGGCGCGGTTTGCTGGTACGTAGCACCTACGTACCGTATGGCCGAGCAGATAGCCTGGGACGAATTGAAGCGGCAGGTCCCGGAGCAATACATTGCACATAAAGACGAGTCCGATCTTTCAATCACGTTACTCAACGGATCGACAATCTCTCTTCGCGGTTCAGATAATCCAGATTCTCTCCGAGGTCCGGGCCTTGATGCACTCGTTGTTGACGAGTGTGCATTCCATAAGCCGGATGTCTGGGAAGTTCTTCGACCGGCACTGTCCGACAAAGAAGGCTGGTGCTTATTTATCTCAACCCCGAAGGGGTACAACTGGTTTTATGACCTCTACTGCAAAGCAGAGGAACGGAATAACTGGGCACGGTTCCAGTTCACTACACTCGACGGTGGTAACGTATCCGCGGAAGAAATCGAAGCTGCAAAATCAGAACTTGACGAACGGACATTCAACCAGGAATACCTTGCATCCTTCGAAACCCTTACTGGTCGAATTTACTACTCGTTCTCCCGGGAAGAAAACAAGACTGATTACGAGATCACTGATGCGCCGATTCTTGTCGGGATGGACTTCAACGTAAACCCGATGACGGCTGTCATCGGACAACGTGCCGGGAACCAGATAATTCTGTTTGATGAGATCGTAATGCCGGATGGAAATACTGACCTTATGGCACAGGAAATCCGTAAGCGATATCCAAAGCACCCGGTATTTGTGTATCCGGATCCGACTGGAAACCGGCGGCAAACAAATGCACTTATAGGGCAAACAGACTTCACAATTCTCCGCTCACATGGATTCACTGTATTTGCACCAACCAAGCCGTATTCAGTCGCGGATAAGTTCAACACAGTCAACGCTGCCCTCTGCAACAAGAACGGACTCCGGCGAGTGCTGGTAAAACGCGGAACTTGTCTTCAGCTTTGCAAGGGCTGGGACGGATATTGCTACAAAAAAGATACAAGCATTCCGGACAAGTCTGGTGGGCTCGATCATGAAACGGACGCTGCTGCGTATCTGATTTGTTATGAGATCCCGATTCTGGGGACAGGCCTGGTTCAGGGAACTGCTACTGGTGTATAGCTTTGCGAAAAGGTGGGGAATTATGAGTGTAAACACAAGATCACAGGAATACCTGGACAATCAAAAACGGTGGCAACTTGTTCGGGATGCGATTGCCGGCGAGGAAGTAATCAAGAAACGTGGTGAAGGTTATCTCCCTCGACCTTCTGGGATGGACGATAGCGAGTGGAAAGCATACGCCGCCAGGCCGCACTGGTTCGGTGCCACAGGACGGACAGCCGAAGGGTTACACGGCATGATTTTCTCAAAACCTCCAGTCCTCAAAGACTGTCCGGAAGCACTCGCAAAGCTTCTTGAAGATATCGACCGGCAGGGCAACAATCTCGATCAGTTCGCCTCGGATGTCACCTGGGACTCCCTTCCGACAAACTGGGGAGGCATCCTTGTTGATTACCCGGAGAGTGATTCAAACCTCGACCGAAAATCCGCCGAAGCCGCCGGCCTGCGGGCTTATGCAGCTCGATACTCCGCGGAGTCCGTGATCAACTGGAGATGGACCACAAAAGATAACCAGCTCATGCTCTCTCTTGTTGTTCTTCACGAGCCTTACGAAGAGCCTGGAGACGACAAGTTCACAACAACAATCAAAAACCGGTATCGAGTTCTTTCGCTGGACGATGAAGGCAACTATCAGCAGGAAGTCTACGACGACAACTCTACAGATGGTCTGAGGGTTGCAGTGTCGACGTATAACCCACACAAGAACGGCCAGATGATGAAATACATCCCGTTCTTTCCGCTCCCTTCGAAGAACCCGGACAAAAGCATGTTGTACGATCTCGCCTGCGAGAATGTCGGTCACTACCAAAAAATGGCTGACTATGAGAACGGTCTGCATCTTACCGGCATCCCGACTCCGTATGCATCGTGTGTCGCTCCTCGTGACGATAAAGGCAACCTCGTAGAGGTCAAACTTGGTGGAAACTCCTTCCTCTGGCTCGGAGACCCTCAGGCTACTGCAGGTTATCTCGAGTTCACCGGGCAAGGTCTTGCAACACTCGAGAAAGCAATCCAGAACTGCGAAGAGCGCATGGCGATTCTCGGAGCTCGAATTATCTCTGCAGAGAAGAAAGGAGTCGAATCTGCAGAGGCCGCTCGTATTCATCGTGCTGGTGAAAATATCAAAAGAGCATCATTCGCGTTGAATCTGTCAGATGTGTTGACCGCGGTAATCCGAGAGATAGGGGAGTGGGAGGGTATTCCTGGAAGCGATAAGGTCACCTACTCATTGAATACCGAATACGACCTTTCCCAGATGGATCCGCAACTGTTTACGGCCTGGACAAGTGCTCGGCTTAATAATGAAATTCCCCGAGCTGTGTACTTCAACAAACTCCAGGCAAACGGAGATATTCCACCGGGTATGAGCTTTGAGGACTGGCTCCAACAACTCGATTCTGACGGGATGAATCACGGCCCGGACGGTGATGAGTAATGGCCGTTTACGAGATCAAGCCGAATCCAGATTTCTCAACGTCTTTTATGCTGTACGTATTCCCGACAGAGGTCGAGATGCGTAAAGAAGCAAGGCGACGCATGAGAATGAACGGATGTACTAACCCTGATGACGATGATTTCGCGGGGATGTTTATTCCGTCCGTTTATGTCACGAACACAAAGCACAAGGGGAAATTTCATTCCGATATGTTCGGATATATGTTTCTTGCTGATGAGACTATTGGCGTGGGCTATGTCGCTCATGAATGTCTTCATGCGGCAATGGCGTATGAGCGTTATCGTTTACGGTTCTCGATGGACTATAGCGACGATCAGAAAAAAGGAGCCGATGACCACGAGGAGAGACTTGCATATTATCACGAGGACTGCATCGACAAGGTCTGGAAAGTACTTGTAGACAATCGTCATGTAAAAACACTCAAAGGATCGACAAAATGGCTGCGCCACTGATCGACCAGATGCTTACACATGCGATCTACTTCGAGCGGTACAAGAACCATGAAGCGGAGCAGCTTATCCGTGTACTCGATGCAGCGAATGTTCATTGCCGTCAGGTTATCACTAAGACGAATGGTGCTGCTACCAAGGCCCGTTATCTCGATATCATGAAGGAAATCAAAGGAATCCGTGATCAGGCAGTTGAAAAGATCGACAAGCAATTGACGCTTAACCTCAACGAGCTTGTTGGTTCCGAGATCAATTATCAGGCGCGTATAATGAAATCGGTCGGCATTGACCTCGGGATCATCAAACCGGCACCACAGAAGGTTTTCACTGCTGCGACATTCATGCCGTTCGCTTCTTCGCAGACATTTGAGTCCACTCTTCGACAGCTCGGGGATGGTATGTACGAGCAATGGGATATGGCTGTTCGTACCGGATATCTCACAGGTGAAACTGCTCGAGAGATCAACCGGAGGGTCCTTGGTTCCGTAAAGGACCAACTTCCGGGTACCATGAAGAAGCTACGGAATGCTTTCGATGCAAACACCAAGACAATGCTCGCTCACTACGCTGAGCGTGCCCGCGATGCGGTCTATGAGGCGAACAGCGATATCATAATCGGTTATCGCAGATTGGAGACGCTGGATGGCCGTACGTGTCTTGAGTGCGGCCTTGCAGATGGGAAGACGTACAAGACGCTGAAAGAAGCGCCACCGCTCCCAGCACACCATCGCTGCCGGGGATTATACCTCCCTTTGCTCCGCGGTATCGACAACTACGATGGAGAACGTGCCACAAAAGACGGACCGGTATTAGCAAAAACAGACTGGAAAGAGTGGTTCGAAAAGCAGCCAGTTGAACTGCAGAAGGACATCCTAGGGCCACAGCGTTACGAGTTGTACAAGAAGGGTGCTCCCCTGGGAGGCTTCGTACCGGACG